CAGAACACACGGGAGTCGCGAGGGCGGAACTGCGTAACTTACGCCGGGAGGCTGTGAGCGAGAAGCATTGGCTACTGTTTGGCAAGTCAATCGTATGGACTGATATTGGCTTGAGATGGCTGTCTGAGCGTCTTTCGGTGGATCTGGGTGACATTTTGCCGGAGCAGCCTGCTGAACGCGCAGCGGTCGTTTTGAGGGCGAGAATACTGAACCCTCGATTGATCCGGGTAGTGGTTGATGGTGAGCGTGAGCCTAGCTTGGCTAATGTGGGCGATAATGGGCTTTATAAGCCGGATATGCGTGTTTTGGTACGGAAGGAGGGCAACGGGTATGTCGGGCCGAGACGACCGAAAATGGCAGGCGACTGAGGGCGAGTATACGGGGTTTGTGCCGCACTCTGACTGGCCGACCATCGAGGAGTGTAAACAGTTTAACCGTCGTGCGGAAGCGTGGCTGCGAAAGCGTGGCGAACAGACGGGAATTGACGATTTAAAGTTTGGCAAACAATCTGATGAAGCCGGTACGGACTAGAGGCGTGAGAGAGTCGCGCACATGGGGTTTTCTATGCGTTCTGCGCGTAGCTCCTGACCTCATTAGTGAACACCGTACCGGCCCTTCTGTTTGCAGCTCACTTTCTGGTAATTCTGATCGGCAACCTGTTTTGCCGCTCACTAATGGATGACAAATGAAGTGCTGGCACTGTCAATCTGAGCTTATATGGCAGAGTGACCATGATCTGGAGGATCTTGGCTGGGACAGGGGCGGGATACTGACTGAGTTCAAGTGTTCTAAATGCCCTGCCGAGGTAACCGTAATTTTACCTGATGAATCTGGAACCGAAGACACCTGAAGAGCTGCTGGAGACGTGCCTGCTGTGGCCGCCTAGCCGGCACTTGGGTATCACCAGAGAGTTTCTAGCTGATCAGGTTGCTGAGAATGGTCAGGAGCATGTTTCTGCATGGCTGTATGACTATTTTTACAAGCGTCTGAGGCCGTCCTATCTCGACCCGTACCGGCACACGGTTATCCCTGATCATTGGAAGGATGCGGCACGTCTGCTGGCCGATAATGATCGTTTGCTGATTAGCGGGGGCAACCGGAGTGGTAAAACGGCCTTCAGTGCTTGGTGGCTGATGCAGTTACTGATGGAGAAGGAAAACAGTCGCATTGCGTGTTTCAGTATGACGGCTGCGAGCAGTATTCGTGACCAGCAACCGGCGATGTTCCACATGCTGCCGATTGAGTTTAAGCATATTAAGAAGACCAAGACTACGAACATCAACTACAGCCAGAAAAACGGCTTCACGGATGGCACGTTTATTCTGCCTAACGGTTCGCAAGTTTTCTTCCTGAACTACGCCCAGCAGCCGGATATTTTGGAGGGTTTAGAGGCTGACGGGGTATGGTTTGACGAGCTGGTTCCGTATCACTGGGTGGAGACGGCTGAGTACCGTTTAATCACGAGGCGCGGCAGTCGTGGTACGGGTAAGATGTTAATCAGTGCGACCCCGGTTACCGGGTGGACGCCTGTCGTGAATGACTTTGTGGCTGGGGCGAAAATCACTCAGCAGAAGGAGGCTTCCCTGCTTCAAACCTCCCCGCCTCCCTCTGGGTGTCGCCCCGGCCACATGCCTTATATCGGTGAATGCGTAAAGGAATCCAGCGGCGTGATTTGGTTTCATTCTGAGATGAATCCGTTTCAAAGCCCTGAAGAGATGAAGCGCAGTTTATCGGGTGAAAACACGGTCACCATTAGGCTGCGTGCCTACGGCTGGTGCGAGAAGGCTACCGGCAACTGGTTTCCGAAGTTCGGCAAGGATCATATCGTTGAGCCTGAAGATGTGCCAGCGGAGGGGACGAACTTTATGTGTGTCGATCCTGCTGGCAGCCGCAACTGGTCGGCACTGTGGCTACGCTGCACACCTGATGGCCGCATGTACGTTTACCGTGAGTGGCCTGACAAGGAGACGTATGGCGAGTGGGCTATTCCCGGCGATAAAGTCGAGGGCCAGATGGGGCCAGCACAGAAGCCGGAGGGCAGGGGGATTAACGAATATAAGGAGCTGTTTCTGGAGCTGGAGAATGGCGAGAAGATTGAGGAACGGTTTATCGATCCGCGAGCTGGCGGCAGTCAGCAGGCGACGAAAGAGGGCGGCATAACCTTGATCGAAATGCTGGCCGATGAGCCGAACGAGATGTGGTTCACGCAGGCACCCGGCCTGAATGTCGATCAGGGTGTGCAGCAGATAAACGAGGCGATGGCGTACAACACTGAGGAGCCGGTAACGATGATTAACGAGCCAAAGCTGTACGTCAGCCGCGACTGCGGAAACCTGATTGACTGCTTGCAGAATGTCAGCAGTGCCGGGGCAGATAAGAACAAATTCAAAGATCCGATAGACGTGCTGCGCTACCTGATAACGAGCGACCTGTCGCATGTGGACGAGAAGACGTTTGCGGCCACGGGTGGAGGAACTTACTGATGAAAAAACTTCCGCTATTACTCAGCTTATCTGAAGCAGCAGAGCTGACCGGCCTTTCCACCAAGTATATTGCAAAGCTGCGCCGTGCGGAGGTCATCAAGACCTACAGAATGCTGGGTGGCAGGCATAAGTATCACCGTGACGATTTACTGAAACATGTTGGAATCAAATCAAATTAACTACACAGCCTTCCAGTGGGACGGCGAAAATGAACTGTGGAACGAGATGATGCAGAACCTGCGCGAGTACGAGCAGGCTGAGATTATCTCCACTCAGGACATGAATCTGGACGCAAACCAGCGAGCGTTCGCCTGCGGAAGATCCGCCGCTGTCAGTGAGCTGATTGCCCACTTCGAGGCTATCCGCGAAATGGCGCGTGGGCGTAAGGGACTTTGATTTAAAGCTAGATTGATTTTTTATCAATATAAATTGATTTTCTTACATGACTCTAAAGTAATATACCCCACAAAATTGGGCATTTATCGATTGGCATGGTTCGTGCGACTGTTAGGGCATGAGCTACAAGGTAGGCGACATAGTAGAGGGGGAGACAGTGGCAAAGGTTGGGAAGTATTATATTGTTCTTGGCTGGATTGAGGAGGATGAGGAGTTTGAGGGGTTTTGGACGCACAGTCTTGCCGCCGCAAAGCGATGCGCTAAAAAAGTGAATGAGACGGGTTGCTGCGGAATCAAGGAATACGATTGCTGCTTTAATGACTATGGTCAGATGATTCAGCACCTTGATGATGAAACAGCAGTATTCGAGCATTACACTACCGGCTTCACTAGAGTGCCAATGTAAACTCAATTTGCCCCATGTCAGCATACCGGGCCATCAATTAAAACGCCTTAAAACGCAATCCTGGCCCTGTTTTTACGGGCTAAAACCCGTTAGTGTGCATAATCAAGAGTTTGGGTTTTCTGATGTCACCATGTCACCTTGTCATTAAAACGGACAAAATTGACATGTAAATGCCACAAGTAGGTGGGCATTTTGTCCGTTTACAAAAAGACCTGCACGACTCACACGACTTGAATGCATAAGAGTCATGCACATCTGGCGGATTTTAATTAGCTTAACGAGGCCAATAATAGAGTTTATTTGCGCCGATAATAGTTGACTAAAAGCTTTTCTGTTCAGCTCTTGCAACCTTTCTAACGCCATTAACCGCCCCTAATGGCCCTTCGGGCATTCACTGTGTCGCCAATCGCCTTTTAGAACTGTCAAATCCAAAACGGCGAGCTGTTTCTGCGTTTGGTTCGCCTCACATAACTAAACGCTGGGAATACATACCCACTTTGCGGGTTTTAAAAAGCAATGGCGACTGAAGTTGGGCAAACGGACAGCCCCCAAACCGTGGAAGTGACAGACGAGCAAAGTTTAGCTCAAGCACTGGCACAAACATTGGAACTAGAGACTGTTCCGCAAGAAACACCGGACAAAGCTCCTGCTGAAGCAGAGGCAGAGGAAGGTAAAGAGGACGTTCTTTCACAACCTGAAGAAGTAAGCGCGGAAGATGAACCGGCTGCCGATGATTCTGCAACGGATGCAGAGGTCGAGGAAGCCGGGGAAGATGAAGCCGAAGCTAGTGATGCCGAGGAGGAGACTCCCCGTGGCGTTCAAAAGCGCATTGATAAGCTGACTAAAAGGGCCAAGGAGGCCGAGGAAGCGGCTGCCGATTTAAAGGCAAAGCTGGATTCTAGGGACTCCGAGCCGGACACGGTGGTAACTGCACCAGTGACCCCGGAAAACCCTTTAGCGCATATCACCAAGCTGGAGGACGTTGAGAAGGAGGAGCATAACGCCGAGCAAGTGCTTGACTGGTGCGACGATAATCCTGATGGAGCTATTGTCCAGACAAGTGACGGTGAGGTGGAATATTCAGCCGAGGAGGTGCGTGACATACGCAAAAGGGCATCAAAAGCGATTCGGAAATGGATTCCGCAGCGAACGCAATGGATCAAGGAAAACCAGCAGAACGAAGAGTACGCTTTAAAGTCGTACAAATGGTGGAACGACAAGGCATCAGCCGAGTATCAGGCCGCTAATAACATTCTGCGAGAGTTTCCAGAGATTCAACGCTTCCCAGATTACAAGGTTATCGTTGGCGATACCCTGATGGGAATGCACATGCGTTTGTCTGCTGAACAGAAATCCAAGACACCGAAAAAGGCAACGGCACCAAAGAAGGCTCCAAAACAGCCTACGGTGCCAACATCTGAGCCAGCCCCGATGGATGAATCGGCTGCCCGTTCATCTTCTGCACGACAACGCTTTGAAGGGTCAGGTGATAGAGAAGACCTCGCCAACTTAATCGCCGCAGATTTTTTGGATTAGCGGCAGAAAATAATACATAACATTATGGCGTTAACATTAGAAAGAAACACGCAAGGCGCAAAAGGACAACGCGAAGACCTCGCGGATATGATTAGCTTGATCGATGCTCACGACACTATCGTGAGTTCGACTTGCAAAAAAGGAAGCAAACCCGGCAACACTCTGATGAGTCATGTCGTTGACAACTACTCAGCCGCCGTCACTACTGGCACTGTAGACGGCACTGACGTGGGTGCTTCAGATTACCAAGATCAAGCTGCTAACCGTGCGTTAGTTCAGAACTATGTTCAGATCTTCCGTCGAAGCGTTCGCGTATCCACGCTGGCGCAGGAAGTGTCGAACATTGCTGGACTAGGCTCCGGCGGTGAACTTGCAAACGCAATTGCCAAGGCCATTGTTGAGGTTAAGAGGGATATTGAGAAAACTATCCTTTCGGCCAACGATGCCCAGCTAGACAATGGGTCTGATCCATACCTTACTAAAGGTCTTGCAACGTGGATCAGCACATCTGGTGGCTCGGTGCTTCAAGTGCCGACTGGTTTCCGCACTCCGTCTGCGTCGATTGAGACTACTGCTACTACTAGCAACATTACGGATGCTACCATCCAAGATGTGCTGGCTAGTATCTTTGGCCAGACCGGCTCGACTAAGAACTACTTGATGCCTCTCGGCTCTACTCTTCGTCGCGCTTTTACTGACCGATTGACCGGGACTCGTAGCGTGAGTGATTCCAGCAACAACCTTGCTGCCACTCAGGTTCGTACTTTCTCGCCCCAAAAAGGTAAGACTGTATCCCTGTCGGTCGATACGTTTGACGGAGACTTTGGAACTATCTCCATCGCCAATTCCAATTTCATGCCTGCCGCGACCGATGGTCACGTCTTGGACATGAACGGAGTTGAGCTTCGGTACGGTTCCTTGCCTCAAGTGACCAAGCTGCCGAATGCCGGTGGTGGCGAAGCACGCATGATCGAAGCTATTGCAGCCCTGATCGTGTACAACCCATTGGGTCACGGTAAGTTCGACTTGGGTAGCTAATATCCAATGCTTGAAAACATAATCACGTCTCTGCCTCAAGAGCTAGGTCACCAAGTGGCCTCAGCTCTGAGGCAGAGGCTCTGCCACCAGCAGGATGCCGTCTATTCTGAGGCTAAACAGATCGCCAAAGATAATAACAGTAAATCATATCAGCGGGTTGACGGCCTTGGCGAAATGACGGCCAGCATACCAAACGCAGCGTACCACTACTGGGGCAAGCGATTAGGTTACGAATGCTGGTCAGATAAACAGTTTAAGAAGGAATATTTGCGAGACAACCCGGAAGCGCGGGTGGAAACGCATTCAGAGAAAACACAGGTCGGCTATAGTGGCGACGGTTTTTTCAGGTGCGGAGCAGGTCGCAAAGTAAAAATTTATAAGTGATGCAGGACAAACTCGCCCACCACTCGGATCAACCGGACATTAACGAGCTGACTTCCGAATACAGGAGGTCGCTTGATGAGTGTTCAGCATTACAAAACGTCCGCAACTCTGAGGACGTTCGTTTCGCTCGCTGGTCAGGCCAGTCTGATGACGGCAAAAAGTGGAGCAAGAATCTTCCTGAAGGTCAGCAGGCATTCCCGTTCGACGGGGCATCCGATTGCCGGGTGTACTTAGCTGATCAAATCATAAACGATTGCGTGGACATGCTGGCTGTGGCTCACAGCCGTGCGGATCTTCGTGTTAACCCGGTAGAGCTTAACGACACTGAGCCTGCGGCTGCTGCGACTACTATGATGAACTGGGTACGCACTGCCATGCATGGCGTACTCCAGAAAGAGTCGGAGCTGCTGGCGAACTACATGTCAACCTACGGCTGGGGTGCGATGTTTGTCGGCTGGGATCAGCAAGCTACTTTGCGGAATAAGCCGGTAAGCATTGAGCAGCTTGTTATGATGGCTCAACAGGTAGATCCGTCCAGCATACTGGCCGAGCTTCCTGAGATGGTGGCAGACGCCGAACGCGCCGATCAGGCTGCCGAGTTACTGATGCAATTCGTGCAGGATCTTAAAAAGCGACGGGCTAATAAGATCGTTAAGGAGTTGCGCGAGCAGGGAGAAACAGTTTTCCCAGAAGCCTACCTTTGCCGGAACCGTCCAGCAGTCGTTGCGCTAAAGCCGCACGACGAAATCACAATTCCGCCTGAGACAATCGACATCCAGAATGCTCGCGTTATTTTCCGCCGCCAGTACATGACTGAGGTGGAGTTACGCAGCAAGATTACAACTGACGGCTGGAGCGAGGCATTTGTTGAGGCGGCACTAAACACTGCCGGGCGTTCAATCAACTACTTAGACAGGACAGCTTTTGAGGGTTTAGTTAGCGAGTTTGATCGGCAGGATAATTTGGTTGAGGTTGTGTATGCGTACACTCGCGCAATGGACACGAACGGTGTGCCATCAATTTACTACACAGTCTTCTGTCCCTTGATCAGCGAGAATGGCGAAAACAAACTATTTGCTATCCACGAAATGCTGGACTACGCGCACAATGAATATCCGTTTGTTTTGTTTAGGCGCGAAAACCTGACTCGCAGGGTAGTGGAGTGCCGTGGGGTGCCTGACATTGTTAAGACGTGGCAGAACGAAATTAAGGTTCAGCGTGACGCTATTTTTGACAGCACAAGTTTTGAGACGATGCCGCCCTTGCAGGTTAACAAGCGTTTGGGGATGGCGAACAAGATCGGCCCCGGACAGCAGTTGCCAGTGACTAAGCCGGGTGACTATCAGTTCTTACAGCCGCCCAGCAGGCCGCCCCAGACTGCTTTCAATTTAATTGAGACAATACAGCTACAGGCTGACACCTACTTTGGCCGACCTAACGGCAAGGTGCCTCAGACGCAGACCATGATGAAGCAGCAGCGCATGGTAAACGATTGGCTTCGTGATTATTCTGAAGTTTACCGGCAGATGTTCCGGCTTTGCGTTCAGTATTTATCTCCAGAAGAAATCGTCAGGATTACAAGCAGTGGTGCCTCTGAGGCAATCACACAGGATGCCGTGCGTTTCGACTTTAATCTGCGTTTCAATGTGAGCGAGATGGATAACGAGCTGGTTAAGGAGAAGATGCAAACCATCGCTCAAGCCATCGTGCCGCTCGATATGGCCGGAACAATCGACCGCAGCAAGCTGGTCAACAAACTGCTCAAGGCAGTTGCGCCTGAAAGCGCAGACGAGCTGCTTACCGACCAGATGGGTGCAAGCCGCAAGATGTACGAGGAAGTGAAGGGTGAGATAGTCGGCATGATGAACGGCGTTGAGGCTACTTATGTGGATGCCTCTAACGATCCGACTGCCGGAACCAAGATGCAGTTTGCCCAAGAGATTGCCAGCAGCAGCCCCGGCGTGCAGGAGGCACTACAGGGTAACGAATTGTTTAAAGAGTTATTTAGTAAGTACGCTCAGAATTTACAGATGGGTGTTGCCCAGCAACAAAACAAGCAGATTGGACTTACCGGGGTGGCTCCGGGTGCGTCAGGTTATTAAAATGCGAACATTAAAGTTTTCATCTATTTTAAATGGGGCAGCTCACTTGTCTGGGCTAGATCCTGATAATCTAAGCACGTCTGAGTTTAACCGTTTTAGGGACATGGCTGATGGCCGTCTTGGCATGTGCTGGGAGGGCGAGTATTGGCCGGACACTATTCGCGTTGTAAGCGCGGCGGTAACTGATACGGACGGGGTGGAGGTTGCCACTTTCCCGGCTGACGCTGGTGAAGTTCTTAATGTTAGCAGCAAGAACCCGCGCAAGACCACGGCAAATGATTTACTTGCTTGGACGATTTATGATGATGGGACAAACCGATATATTCAGTTGAGGGACAACGCTACCCCGGTCTGGCTG